GTCGACGGCGACACTCTGACTTACCAAGACGCCCAGTCTACCAACGTGCCCGTCACGTTGGACCAGTGGTTCGTCCAGCCCTTCACGATCTACGATGGTGAAGACAGCATGAGCTTCCAGGACTTGGTCCAAATCTACCTGCATCCCGCCATGCTCAGCATCGCCAATGGTGTTGATCGAGCCGTGACAGGTCAGGTTCAACGATTCTTCGGTGGAGTGTCGGCGCGAGTCGGTCGCTTGGAGAATCTCCCCGCCGCGACCTCCAACGAGACTGTGTTGGAAGCCCGTCAGGTGCTGAATGACAATTTGGCTCCGATGGATGCCGCCCGACACTTGCTCCTGACTTCGTCTAGCGAGACGGCTTTGCTGAAGAATGACATCTTCGTGAAGGCCAACGAGCGGGGCGACGGCGGAACGGCTCTTGAGAACGCACGACTTGGCAAAATCTATGGTTTCAATACCTGGATGGGTCAGAACGTGCCGAGCCTCGCCAGCGGAACCACGATTGCCGGTACCGTGACTGGTGCTGAGGTCGCTGGCGAAACTGGTGCCCTGTCTTGCACCCTTGGTGCTACCGTTGTGGGTGAGTTCATCAACGTGGCTGGAAACGACCAACCCACGTACTGTACTGCCATCACGGCTGCCACAACTGACTTCACCCTCAACGAGGCTCTGAAGTACGCGACTGGTTCGGGCGCTGTCTGCACGGCGTACACGTCGGATACCGTGGATCACCCGAGTTCCGGTACGTATGCCATTGGTTGGACCAAGGCTATCCAGATGGACAACATTGCCTACTTCAGCATCGGTCAGTTGTGCGCGTTCGGTACAGGTGCCGGTCGCCGGACTTACACGGTCATCGAAGTCAATGGTGACACTGTCTACCTCGATCGTCCCCTGGAAGTTGCCGTCGCCGATGGCGCTGCTGCCTTCCCGGGTCCTCAAGGTAACATGAACATCGCGTTCCACCGTGAGGCTCTCGCGTTGATCACACGTCCTCTCGCCTTGCCGCGAGCCGGGACTGGCGTCAGTGCCGCTATCGCTTCCTACAACGGAATCTCGATGCGGATCACGATGCAGTACAACCAGTCTGCTGGTGGTACTCAGGTCAACTGTGACATGTTGGCTGGTCTGGCTGTGCTGGATACCAATCTGGCATGTGTCGTGCTTGGCTAAACTCCCTGTGTGACTTTCAAGGCTTACCCACCGGGGTCTCCCCGGTGGGTGGTCTTCTTTTTTAACTTGCCAGGGAGCCCTGATGATGGAATTTCTTTTTGCCCTTAGTGGATTGACGGATGTGGGCTGGATCATTCAAAATTATGGTCTTCTCGCCGCCGCGATATTATTCTTCATCTGGCGCGATTACTGTCGCGAAGACAAACTCTCAACACGAATCAAAGAACTTGAGGAAGAGCAACGTAATGTTATTCTCCCTCTCGTCAAAAGTTGCACGGAAGTGATTACCAAGAACACGCAAGTGATGGAACAAAACGTCATGGTGATGGATCGTCTAAACCGTGTCATTGATCGGACCCTCAGCTAAGCGAGCCCGCCATGTACCCTGCTGAACTAGCTCTCAAGCGTACCATCTCACGGACGCTCTACAACATGAAGCGGCAGTACGGCGGCTCTGTTGACATGTACACTGTGACAAGTTCAATAACCAATCAGAGGTCTGGTGTAACAATCATAACCAAAGATGTGGTACATGTCGATCGTGTGATCGTATTGCCTGCCCAAATGACAAGAGAAGTGAAAAAGAGTATCTCTCAGATTTCTTCAAACAAGAAGTTTGTAGTCGGTGGTACATATGACGCTGGTCGTCGCATTTTCATTATCGATCGTGATGACACTCCTGCTCTTGATATTACCAACAACTCCTACCTGGTTTACCGTAATCGAAAGTATGAGATTGAATCATACCAAGAATACGAGTTTGAATCAGGTTGGATCATTGTGGGTAGGGAACTCATTGGAGAAGTCCCCGAACAAATCTATCTTCTGAGAGCGGACAATCTCCTCGATTTACAAGGAGAAGCAGCCGATGTCAGCTAACCCAAATTGGGCCCGATGGATATTCGCCTCAATTGCCGACAATCTAAATACAGTCGCTGATACTAACAGTATCCCAGCGATTGTCGAAGGAGTCGACGACGAGACGGATGCGTTCACTGAAGAAACAGATCGGGTTGAAATCCGCATTAGTGGTCCGTACTCCAGGAAACTTCCTGGGAATGAGTACCACATCTATATGGATATCAATGTGATTTTGACAAGCCGTTTTGACGGCGCACAGAAAAACAGGCACGCGATCCTGACAAACGCGGGTCTCTTCCATGAGGCAATGGACCAGGCGATCCTAATCTACAAGTTCGGCGATGCCGCAGGAGATGATGGCTCATACCTGGGTTGTTTGGTTCCCCGTTCGGGGAAAAATGATACTGTTCGAGTAATCCACTTCGGAAAAGTTGACCCGACTGATAAGGTCAAACAATCTGTAGTCGATGCTCGCTACGAAATGTTCCTCACATCAAGCTAACAGGAGTAATCCAAAATGGCACGTATTGAACTGAAAAACTGCGTCATCAACCTGAAGGATGGACTCAGTGGGACGGGTGCAATCAATGAACCCACCACAGCGCCTGTCGCAACAGATACCGAATTCGACCTTGACACCCTCGTCCTCAACGCAGGCGGACTTGGGACCGATGTAGTCCCCGTTGGGGCGAAGTTTGTGGTCGATGGTGAAACTGACGCCACGCAAGTCCACACCGTCACAGCACGGACCCCCTCTGATGGTCTTACGACCACAACAAACATTGTCTTCACACCGGCTCTTGGTGCGGGGACATACGTTGACGGGAATGTTATCACCTTCCAGCCAATTACACTCGAAATCAAGATCGGTGACGGAAACGTGACCTACACTGAGGCGAGTGAATTCGAGTATGACCTCGACAAGGGCGTCCTCGATACCGTCCGTGCGGGCGACCAGGTTCCCATGGAAGTGTCTCTCGATTTTGTGTATGAGTACATCACCACAGGGACCTCGGAAACGACCTCCCCGATGGATGCTCTCAAGCAGATCGGCGATGCCTCTGAGTGGCGAAGCTCGTCCAGCGATCCTTGTGAACCGTACGCTGTGGATGTGGAAGTTATCCATACGCCGCTCTGTACTACTCAGGAGATCGAAACGACTATCTTCCCCGACTTCCGCTCGGAAAGCCGTGAGCCTGATATCGGTGAAGCCGCCGTGGCTGTTTCCGGACGTTGTAATGCCACTCAACCGACAATCACCCGGACCACGAATCCGTAAGGAGGTGTATCATAGCACGCATTGAACTGAAAAATTGCATCATCCGATTCAAGGATGGGTGGGCTGGAGCCGGTCTGGTAGACGACTTGGCGATTGCGGGGTCAGACACGACTCTCGAAATCGACACTCTCTCTGGAACCCCTGCTTCAACCACGATTGTCCCTGTTGGCGTCCGCTTTTCGATTGATACTGTGGCTTCCACTATCTTTACGATTACCGCCGTCAACTCCAATGAGCAACAAGAGATCGACCTGGACACGCCCTCTGCGGGCAACTTCACTCTGACATTCGACGGTGAAGGTCCCACAGCGTCTATCCTTTGGAATGCTTCAGCAGCTACTGTCGAGACGGCTCTCGAAGCTCTCGCCAATATCGACGCTGGTGATGTTGTTGTGACCGGAACCGCTCCGGTCTTCATTGTAGAGTATCAAGGTCAGTACCTTGCTACCGACGTAGCGTTGATGACTATCCAGGATGTTGATCTTGTAGACGCTGGTTCGGAGGCTATCACAGTCCTCCATGCTGGTGCCACATCTTGGGAACTGACCTTCACACCGGCGTTGGATGCTGGCGACCTGCCTGCCAACGATGATGTGATCACGTTCCTTCCGCAACAACTCGACATCAAGGTAGGCGATGGAAATCTGACCTACACTGAGGCAAGTGAATTTGAGTATGACCTCGACCGAGGTGTCCTCGACACTGTCCGGGCGGGGGATCAAGTTCCGTTGGAACTAGCACTTGATTTCGTTTACGAGTACATCGCTACCGGGACTGGTGAAGAGATTTCACCAATGGATGCTCTCAAACAGATTGGTGGAGCATCCGGATG